TAGTCACTGACCTCATTCCTTATGGTGGCGGTGCTGACGTAGCTGAAGTGGACTTAGGCGAAGCGTTGTGATCTTAATTGATGCAGACATTCTAGTCTATCGCATAGGTTGGTCATGTAACGATGAATCAGAGAAAACAGCCATCAGCACCATCGATGGCTTCATCTCCGACATCTTGTTACAACTCAACGTAGACGAGGAAACAGACTACTATGTTCTGTATCTCACTGGCAAAGGAAACTTCCGCAAGGAATATGCCGTCACTGCTGAATACAAAGGAAACCGTAAAGATAAGGCAAAGCCAGTGCATATTCAGGCACTACGCCAACACCTTATCGACAAGTGGGCTGCTGTAGTTACTGAAGGAGAAGAGGCAGACGATGCCATAGCTATACAGGCAACAGCTCACGGTGACAAGACTATCATGGTTACGTTAGACAAGGACTTTGACCAGATAGCAGGATGGCACTACAACTTTGTAAAGCATGACAAGTACTATGTAAAGCCAGAGGACGGCTTACGCTTTTTCTACCGCCAGATACTGATGGGTGACAGGATTGATAACATCATAGGCATTCACGGTATTGGCGATAAGAAGTCAGAGAAGATATTGAAGGACTGTGTTACAGAGAAGGAACTCTATGACAAATGCGTAGAGATGTACGATGGTGACGAGGCCAGAGTGATAGAGAATGGTAGGATGCTCTGGTTGCGTAGATACGAAGGTGAGATATGGAGCTTCAATGAAAACAAGGAATAACGGTAGATGGACAGAAGCACGTTTTCGTTCCTTTATCGTCTCCGCACTCCGTCAGGCTCACGCTAAGTGGGGTGTAAAGCACGATGTTAAGTCAGCGGCTAGAGTAGCTAGGGGAGTCTACAAGTGTGCCAAATGCGGCAAAGGCTCTCCCGCTACACTACCACCGCTAGAAGGAAAGAAGCGTAGACGTAATAACGCAGCAGTAGACCACATAGATCCAGTAGTAGATCCAGAAGTAGGCTTTGTAGATTGGAACACCTACATTGAAAGAATGTTCATAGAAGCTGAAGGGTATCAAGTACTGTGTCACAAGTGCCACACTGCAAAGACTAACGCAGAGCGTAAGAGGCGTAAAAAATGAGAGATTTAACTGTAGATTTATTGAATCATTTGTTTGAGTACGACAAAGAAACTGGTAACTTAATCTGGAAAATAAAACCATCAAGTAGAGGTAATAGAGTCAAAGTAGGCGATATTGCAGGTACTGTAAAATCTCATGGTTATCTTTGTGTGGGAATAAACTATAAAAGCTACAGATCGCATAGGCTTATTTTTTTGATGCACAAAGGTTATTTACCTAAGACAATAGACCACATTAACGGAGACAAACTAGACAATAGAATAGAAAACTTGAGAGCAGCCACTGTTGGTCAAAATCAACACAACAGGAAAACGAACGCTAACAACACTAGCGGATATAAAGGAGTCAGTTGGAACAAAGCGCGTAAGAAATGGAAAAGTCAAATTAAACTAGAAGGAAAAAGTATAAACTTAGGACATTACACTAACATAGAAGAAGCTGCTGAAGCAGTGCGAAAAGCCAGAAAAGAACTACACGGTGACTTTGCACATCATGGAGACGATAATGACTAAACATTTAGTAATACCAGACACGCAAGTAAAGCCAGATCAGTCTATAGAGCATCTACGATGGGCAGGGCAGTACGCTGTAGACAAGAAGCCTGACGTTATTGTGATGATAGGTGATTGGTTCGATCTACCTAGTCTCTCATCATACGATGTAGGCACTCGTAGCTTTGAAGGCAGACGCTACACCAACGACATAGAAGCAGGTGTTGCTGCTATGGAGATGTTCATGCGTCCTATAAAGGATGAGCAGAACCGCCTGATACGCAACAAAGACAAGCGTTGGAATCCTAGACTAGTGTTCACTCTAGGCAACCACGAGAACCGCATAGAAAGAGCAACCAATGCAGACCCTAAGCTAGACGGTTTAATTAGCTACAGAGACTTTCAGCTAGAAGAGTTTGGTTGGGAAGTTTACCCATTCCTGGAGCCTGTCATCATTGACGACATAGCCTACGCCCACTACTTCACCAGTGGTGTTATGGGCAGACCAGTAAGCAGTGCAAAGCTGATGCTACAGAAGAAGTATATGTCGTGTGTGATGGGACACGTACAGGACAGGGACATTGCCTATGCTAGAAAGGCTGATGGCACTAACATGCTAGGACTGTTCTCTGGCATCTTCTATCAGCACGATGAGGACTACCTTAACCCACAGACTAATGGAAGTTGGTCAGGGATATGGATGCTCAATGAGGTTAAAAACGGTGGTTGTGATGAGCTACCTGTTAGTATAAACTACTTGAGAGAGAAGTACGGAGACTAGGATGCCTCTAACCTACTATGAACTACTAGAGAAGATGTCGATGCTAGACGAGCTAACAATCATAGAGATATTAGATATAAGCTCAGAAGAGTTAGTCAACAAGTTTAGTGACCGCATCAATGACAGATTTGAAGAATTAGCAGAGGATTTTAAACATGAGACTCAATGACGTAAGCCCCGCTGAGTGGGACAGAGTGGCTAAGAACCACAACGAGAAAGTACAGAAGACAGGACTAGAGCATTGGACTAAACCTGCTGAAGAAGAAGCGGCAGAGATAGACCCAGTAAATAACCCAAGCCATTACAACACAGGCAACATAGAGTGCATTGATGCAATAGAGGAGTCCATGTCCAGTGTTGCATTCAAAGGATATCTCAAAGGCAACTGCATGAAGTACCTGTGGCGTTACGACTACAAGGGTAAGCAGGTGCAAGACTTACAGAAAGCAGGTTGGTACTTAACCAAACTAACAGCAATGGTAACAGAGGAGAATAACTAGTGGATCAGTATCAGCAGTTTATACACAAGAGCAGGTACGCTCGTTGGTTGCCAGAGGAAGGTAGACGAGAGACTTGGGAAGAGACAGTCACACGCTATGTAGACTTCTTTAAAGAACGTGGACAGCTAAAAGGTAAAGACTATAACCTACTCAAAGAAGCTATCCTACACCTTGATGTGATGCCTTCTATGCGCTGTATGATGACAGCAGGGGCTGCACTGGCTAAAGACAACGTAGCAGGGTTTAACTGTAGCTACCTGCACATTGACTCACCACGTAGCTTTGACGAGTTAATGTATGTTCTGATGTGCGGCACAGGCGTAGGCTTCAGCGTTGAGCGTAACTTCATTAACAAGCTACCCATCGTTGCTGAAGAGTTCCATCCTAGCGACAGCACCATTGTCGTATCTGACAGCAAGATAGGTTGGGCTTCTGCGTTCCGTGAGCTAATTAGTCTGCTGTACGCAGGGAAGATACCTAAGTGGGACATGAGCAAGATACGGGAGTCTGGCGCTAGGCTAAAGACATTCGGTGGACGCGCTAGTGGCCCAGAGCCTCTTGATGATCTGTTTCACTTCTGTGTAGGCATATTCCAGAAGTCAGCAGGACGCAAGCTAACCTCCCTTGAGTGCCACGATGTGTGCTGTAAGATTGCTGACATTGTAGTTGTTGGTGGTGTGCGTAGGTCAGCCCTGATTAGCCTGTCTAACTTGTCAGATCCACGCATGGCTAAGGCTAAAAATGGCAACTGGTGGGACACAGAAGGACAGCGTAGGCTTGCTAACAACTCTGTGGCGTACACTGAGAAGCCAGACTTTGAGAGTTTCCTGGCAGAGATGCAGAACATGTACGAGAGCAAGGCAGGAGAGCGTGGTATCTTCAGTCGAGTAGCTGCTCAGAAGATTGCTGCACGTAACGGTAGGCGTGACCCTGAGCAGGACTTTGGTACTAACCCATGCTCTGAGATCATCCTACGCAGTAATCAGTTCTGTAACCTGTCAGAGATTGTAGTACGTCCTGAAGATGACCTAGACACGCTGAAGAAGAAGGCAGAGGTAGCGGCTATCATTGGTACACTACAGGCTACGTTGACAGACTTCCGCTATTTACGGAATGTATGGAAGAGAAATACGGAAGAGGAGGCGTTGCTAGGCGTGAGCATGACAGGTATTATGGATCACTACCTGTTGAGTAAAGGAGACTCACCTGACTTGGAGAAGTGGCTTGGACAGATACGTGACGTTGCTATTAAGACTAATGAGAAGTGGGCTACTAAACTTGGAATTAATCAGTCTGCGGCTATTACTTGTGTTAAGCCTAGCGGTACAGTATCTCAGCTTGTCGACTCTGCTAGTGGCATCCATCCTCGC